TAGCTGAAGGCAACACAATAGCTGAAGCAGACTAAGGATGAAAATGAGTATGCAACCTGAACTAAAAGTACAACTAGAGCTTGATGCCCACGAGAAAGAATGTGCTATCAGGTATCAGATGGTCAATGACAAGTTAGAAGGCTTAGACAAAAGAATGTGGCGAATAGAAGCTATGTCTATGGTGGGAACTTTAGGTGTGGTAGCTTTGGTTGTCGCAATAGTAATGAAGTAAGGATTAGAGTATGGCAGCGATAAATACAGACCAGCAACTTGAACAGGAAATGGCTAACCTTGCAGGAGGTGTTGGTGGCGAAAATATCCCTCAAGTAACAGCAGTCAGACCTACTGTTAAAGATGGCGAAATACAAGATGCAACTGGTGCAAAGATAGCTGATGCTAACGTGTCTGCTATAGCAACTACCCCAACTCAAGTCATGCCAACTACCCCTACTGGAACTGCAGGCGTAGGACAAAAAGGAGAAATCGAAAGAACTGTTCCTAGCTTGACAACTATGGACACTGCTCAGATTACTCCTGCAGGTGATTACATGCAAGACGTGCAAGGCACAGTCAGTACAGATTCTGTAGCCACTGCTCAAACAGAAGAGCTAGATGAAAGAGGTACAGTCAAGTACCAGATGACTAACTTGCTATCTGCATTAGAAGAAGGTGGCGAGATGCCTGCTTGGGCATCCCCTGCAGTTAGAAAAGTTGGTGCAATCATGCAGGCTAGAGGTCTTGGTGCATCTAGTATGGCTTCTGCGGCTATAACTCAAGCTGTGATGGAATCAGGTATTGCTATCGCAACCCAAGATGCAAACAAATATTCTACTATTCAGTTGCAAAACCTAAACAACAAACAACAGACTGCCCTAACTAATGCAGCCACGTATGCGGCAATGGACAAAGCTAATCTATCTGCAAGGTTGCAGGGAGCAGTAACTAACGCACAGTCTCTACTATCTGTAGACACAGCAAACTTGACTGCCCAACAACAAACAAACACACTTAACTACAATGCACTTGTACAAGGTTTGTTCAAAGATGCGGCAGAAGAGAACGCAAGAAAAGAGTTCAACGCTAAGAATGAGCTACAAGTACAGGAGTTCTTTGCTGAGTTAGGATCGCAAGTAGAAACAGCCAATGCAAACAGAACTGCAGCAATCAATCAATTTAACGTAGGTGAAGAGAACGCAATGAATCAGTTCAACTCTTCTGTACGAGATGCAAGAGATAAGTTCAACGCTAATATGCAATATGCAATTGATCAGTCTAATGTAAATTGGAGACGACAAGTTAACACAGCCGATACAGCATTACAGAATGAGACTAACAGAATCAATGTCCAAAATCTGTTTAACATGAATCAAACTGCTCTCAATGCGTTGTGGCAAAAATACAGAGATAATGCAAGTTGGAACTTCTCTAAATCTGAATCCTCCTTGCAAAGACAACACGAAGTTGGTATAATGGCTATGGAGTTTGCTAATTCTAAGGAAACTTATACCCAACAACAAAAAGATAGTATTGGCGTAGGCGTAGGCAATTGGCTTGCAACTTGGGCGGCACTATAGAAAGAAGGTAAGCAATGGGATGGTTCGACAATTTAATTGATTGGGGTGCAGAAGTAGTAGGTGGCTATGAAGATATTGATGATGTAGATTTTGGTTTTACTGCAGGAGAACAATTTATATCTGATGTTAAAGACTTTACTGACATGGATTCGGCAGGGTTTATCAAGCAAGGTGTAAAGGCTTATGGCACGATGCAAGGTTTAATAGGTAAAGATGGTAAGCCACCCACTAAACAACCTTTTCAACAAGCTAAAGCACCAACATCTAGAAGCTACAGAGGAATGGGATTTGGTAGAACCTCTCCCCAATTTAACGTAAGTCAAGGTAGCACTATGGCAGTCGGAGCTAACAATCCTAACATACAAACTGCATTGGCAGCCTTGATGAACTCCTCATACAATGCCCAAATGAATAACGCAATTAGTCAATTTGCGATTAGTCCAAATTTAGGACAAGGTAGAAAGACATCAACAGGTTCAACAACATTAGCACGTAAAGCAAAAACGAGGACAGCTTAATGGATGAAATGGAAATGGAAGCACCTGTAGGTTCTATAGAAGCGAAAGACCCTTTTGCAGTAGCACCTCCCGGACATTCTTTAACAGAAGACAATTCTAAGTGGGCATGGGGTAAGCCACCTCAGATAGTTGACCCAGAACAAGCACTAGAAGTTGCAATCGCATCTTTGCAAAGACCTAAAGTAAGAGACGAGATGTTCAAGCTACTCTACACAGGAGTATCTATAGAGGTCATGGTTGAAGGTTATGTGCTACAAGCTTTCCACGATGGCAAGTTTATGCCTGACGTTGGTATGCTTATTAGACCACCTTTAGGTATGTACATTGCACACATGGCAGAAGAAGCAGGTATACCCTATCGTTTGTTTGAGAATGAAGATGCAGGCACAGAAGGACAGATGGATGACAAGACATTCTTCTCCATGATGAAAGATAACAACCCACGTATGTTTGAATTTATTAGAGAGAATGTTAACGAGTCTATCAGAGAAGGCAACATGCCATCTGAACCAACAGAAGAAAACTTTATGACGATGGAAATGCCACCTGAAGAGGTAGAAACAGAAGAGGAAACAACAATATGAGTTTTGGATTAGCATTTGTACAAGGACTTGTTGGTGGGTTTCAAAAGAATATAGATAGAGAGCAAACAGCTAGAGATGCTGATGATAAAAGATTGGCAGGTCTTCAGGATACTTTGTTTGCAGCCACTGCTAAAGCTGCAGCAGAGGGCAACCCTGTCCCAAAACAATTAGGAGAAATTTTAAAAACTGCAAAGACTGATGTAAGCAATAGACCTGATATTGGCTTGTTTGGTACAGGCAAAGCCGACAGATTAAATTTAGATTTTACGGAACTAGCTGGGACTATAAATGGAGTAGATGCCAACACAATAAACTTTGGTTCGTACTCATTGCCAGCCACAAAAATGTATGCTGACAAAGCTACTATAAGAAATGACTATGGTCATTCAAAAGAGTTTTTTCTCAGTCTTCAAAACCACTTTTCAACTGAAGAAACTAGAAAAAAATTCCTTGAGCATTTTAAAAATAATAAAAATGATTTAAATATTTTACGTAAAGAATTTTTTAAAAGAAAGAAAAATTATCTGCAGGGATGGACTCAAGATAAAAGTAAATTAAATGAAAATGATAATAAACTTCTTTTTACAGAATTATTTAGTGACTATGCTTTAGGTCCTCTCCAAGAAATGTTTGGAACAAGCAGTAGCACTAAGGATACAGTAAATACTTTAAATTCTGCAAGTAAAAACAAAAACAAAGGATCAAGGTTGCCAAAGACAATATTCTTTAAAACTGAAAATAAAAATACTGCTTATTCTTATAGTAATTTTAAAGATTTAAATGTACTAGAACAAATTGCTAAAAACAATGGGTATTCAAGCACACAAGAGTACGTGTGGGATTATCAAGAATTAGCACCTGCTGGTCTCTTAGAAGATGTGGATGAAAACAACCCTTACGCTAGTATTAAATCACACTATAAATATATGTTTCATGGTGTAGAACTATTTAAACTAGGTGCTGGAGATATTTTAAAATTAGACACGCCAGAAAAAAAGAAAGCTATAAAAGATTATATAGATGAGCATCTAGGTGGCGATAGATATCAGGCAGTGCTAGCTTTAGCTCCAATTATAAAAGAACCTTTTGTAGCAGGTAGTGAACTAACAAGAAATGGTGTAATTGTTTCTGGTAAAAAAAGAGAAGACGAATTATTTGAAATATTAGGTTACAAAAAAGATGAGTTTAATAAAGCTTTTACTAACGCAGTTGGTTCTGTTAATGACTTGAAAAGCTTATTACAATTAGAAAGCGAAGTAAAAACATCAGCAGGTCTGATGAGAGCATTAACACGATTAGGATTTAATATATTTGGTCCTACAGGTCAGCTTGATCAATTTGGGCAAGTCTTGTTTAACGGAGGAGTTAAGGACTCTAACACTGACACTGCAGGTGCATTTCAAGCAACTATACAAAAGTATATGGGTTCTGACCCATCCAAGTACGGTCAAATTGAGTCTATGAAAATATCTCTTGCCGCTAAAATGGCTCGTGCTGTTGATCCAGCAGGTAGATTATCTAACCAAGATTTTGATATGCAGTTACAAAGATTAGGTCAAGTAGGAATATTTACATCTAAGATAGAACAAGTATCTGCGTTGAAAACTGTTATTGCAGAATTTGAAAGAATACAAACTAGACTTACTGTAATGAATAAAATTATAAACAAACCTGCAACTGGAACTAGTAATACTTTATCTAGTCGAGAGAGACGAATAGTGTATGCAGATAAACAACTAGATACAATGCTTAAAGAAATGGGAGGTCAGGGAGGACCTTTACCTGAAGGGCAATATATCAGGAACATAGGAGATAAAAACCAAAGGGGAGGTCCTAGATATATTCCTAATAGCCTTGATCCAGATACAATGATAGACACAGAAACAATGGAATCTGTACCAAAATCAGATATAAAGGGAGCAATCTAACTTGGTAGATGTAATTACACAAAATATAAAACCTCAAGTTGATGCTGCAACAGGTGGTGGTAAAAAAATGTCATTACAAGATGACTATGATATGGGTAAAGACACAGGTGTTTTTGTTTACGAAGAAAACAAGAATAGATACTTGAAAGAAAAAAACCCTGTAGCTGTTGTTGATAGTTCTGCAGAGACAACTGACAATGTACCTCAACCTAAACCTCAACCTAAAAAGTCTGAGGTTTCTTTTGCAGAGGATACAGAAGTAAAACCTATAATTAGAGGCATGCCAGAAGACGTTGTTTATCGTGAGAAACCATCTGTCGGTAGCAGTAGCATTACACCGTCAGGTATAGCCACTAGTCCTAATGAAAGTAAATTTGCAGACATACCAAAAGGAAGTTCTTTAGAGAAATCTGCAGAAGAAGACATAGCAGCATCTAAATCTGTTATAACTTTTGATCAATTTAAAAATGACCTATCTACTAACGTTGACATTCCAGAACTTACTAAACAACAAGTAGACAGAGCTAAAAATGCTTTATACATTTCCACTTTACCAAATATAGATGATGGCACAAAAAAGGCAGCACTAAGCCTATTAGAAAATACATACACTAGTGTTGATTATTTGAGGTCAAATAAAGATTCTCCTGACATAGCTTTTACTAGAGGTTCTGCAGTAACTACTACAGAGGAAGCTAAAACTGATCCAACTTTAAAAAGTAATCAGACAAGATATGCTGAGGGTAAACTATCTGTAGCTAAAATTATAGAAGGTAAATTTAATAACCAGTTTCCAAATAGAAAAGATCAAATACGAGTTGAGCAAGCTGTTATAGAAAGAATATCTACTGGTAATTTTTTTAATACTCTAGTAGAAAACTTTAAAGAAACTGGTAGAGGGTTTGCTTTTGAGTTGCCTAAACTAGTAGGTGAAGTTTATTTGGGTAGAAATATTTTTAGCGATACAATTGAAATGGGGATAGGTCCTGCTTGGGATTTGTCAAAAGAAGCTAGGACTGAATGGGCAAGAGATTACAAAGATGTATTTAACAAGATTGGAGGAGAAACTTTAGCAGACACTTTTAACAATGTTCTGTACGAAGAATTTAAATCCCAACTAGATGCAGGAGAAATAACTCCTGAAAGATTTAAACAACTTACCCAAACAACTGTAACTCTGCCCAACGGTGAAACTAGAGTTGCCCCTAGAATATTAGTAGACGAGAACTTAGCCTACACTATGTTAAATGAATCAATAGATCAGCTTGCCGAATCAGAACAATACTTTATGATATTTGCAGACAACATGACAGGTATGGGTGCAATAGTTAAGGAAAAGGGAGCAAGGGCAGCAAGACACCTGAAGAATGTAAGAAAACAAGTTGATGAAGGCATAAAAAAATATAGTAAAGAAAGTATAAAAAAAATAAAAAAGGGGGACAATAAGTTTGATGGTATGTCCTTGATGGAAACTGTAGCACATTTAAAAAGAGAAGGCATAGAGATAAAAGTAAATGATATGCTTATAAAATTAGCTTTGCAAGATGAAAACGTCACTAGAACTATAGGGCGTATGTTAGCTAGAAAGAATGAATTAAGTAAACAATTAAGCAATTTAAAAACTGCTGGAGTTTCTAAAAACAATTTAGAATTTATAAAAGTTAAACAAGAATACGATTCAATTAGAGGTAAGATACTTAGAAATAGAGGGCAGTTACGAACTGCACCTTATGCTAGAGAAACCTTAGATGTTGCTATACCTGCAAGTTCAATTCAATACGGTTTTACAGCAGCATTAAGTGGAGAAGGTGAAGACAGCACTTTAGACTTTTATTCTGCACAAGCTTTTGGTGCTTTGACTTATGCACTAGGAGGTCCGTTAATATTTAATCCTCTGATGAGGGGTACAGGAAGAGTGGCTTCTTACCTGTCAGGTCAGGCAGGAGACTTAAGTTTTACTTTAGCAAGTGTATTAGAAGAAGCAGGTACTATTTTTAAAATACCTCGTGGCATGTTGTTAAATAAAGATGTCGAAGCTTTTGATGCTTTTATAAAAGCTGAAAGAGGTACAGGACTTACTTCATCTGAAAGAAAAGCAATAGGTTACATATTTAAGTTAGGAGCAAACTTAAGCGAAGAAAACTTAGGTGCTGTAGTTAAATCTATGAAAGACTACAAAAAATTAGAAGACTCGATAACTTCTAGATTCCCACCTGAGATGCAAGGAAAAATTGCTAAATCATTAAGAACTAGTTTTGGACAGGCTTCAGGTCTAATGTGGCTACAAGGGTTAGAAAGAAGTGCCTATGCCAATATAGATATGAAAGATTTAAAAAGCTTATCTAACATTAACAATATAATAGATATACAAAAAACATCTCAAGAGAAAATTCTATTAGCTAAAAGATCATTAGACAATTTAAAGTTGATGGTAAAGTCTTCTGACGGTATAAACTTAGATAAGGGAGAAAGTACAGATAAGTTAATAGCTGGCATAGAAAACATGATTGCAAATGCTGAAAATAGCTTAGTAAAGTCAAAAGGTAATTTAACCAGTATGGTAGATGAATCTCTTGTAAAACTTTTAGAAGACCCTGATCTCGATATAAACGATGCAGTGCATGAAGTTATACTAAAAGCTAGTGAAGCAGTACGGGGAGATTTAAAAGGTAATCTCCAAGTGGGTTCTGGAATAGTTCAAGCTACAGATAAAGTTATAGAAGCTCTTAACAGCAGAATGAAATTAATAGCATCTAACAGAAGATCACCGAAACATGCAAAACGTGCTTCATTAGCATTTGAAGATTTATTAGAAACACTAATAGTTAATTATAAAACAAAAGCTAAAGCAGGCTACAAAGAGCTTGATATGAAGATGTTAGACAACAATGAAACCATTGATATGTCATCCCTACTAAAAAAGTTTCACAGAGATGCTGACTCTAGAACTACTCTACAAACATTCTTTACTAAAAATGGTCAGTTCTGGTCTAGTGCATTAAATTCAAAATTACGTATGTCTTTGAATGATGTAGCAGCAAGAACTTTAAAAAAGAAATTTAAGGATACAACTACAGAAAAATTGGTTAAGCTTGCACAGACAGAGTTTGTAGGTGATCCTAAAAGGAAAGTAAGAAACAAATATTTTATAAGTGAGGATGCAGACGCACTAGATGTTGCTTTGTGGCACACTGAAAATGGAGACTTAAAAGCTTTTGATGCTGTTCCAAGTGAGATTCAAGATATATATGCTGCTTTTAGAGACTACGGATACAGAACAAAAGACGGATCATTAGGTAAACTATACGCAGACCAAGCTTTTGAAATAGATAACTTAATTAAATCTCAAGCTCCTAAATATTATGAGGAACATGAAAAAGCTTCAGCAATATATAAATCAGAAATATTCGACAGGCAAGATGGTAAAGGGCCTTTAACCGATTATTTAAAATCTAGAGCAAAGAGAGTTACAGAAGATGTTAAAAGTGGTAACATATCTGAGGGTAATTTTAAAGGTGTATATATAAGTAAAACACCATCACAAATACTTAAACCTATAATTCAAAAGTTAGAAACCTATATTAAAAATGATGGTAATGATGAGTTGCTTGGTAGTGACATATTTGATGACTTTCAAAATCTTAATAAGCAGTTAGGTGACAGAACTGGAACAAGTCCTGTATTTGACCTAGATACAAAAGAAGGTAAAGAAAGATTTGACCTTATAAAAAGTGTTATATCCGAAGCCATATATTCTAGATGGGGTAGAAATCAAGTTATGGCTATGGAAAAAGTAGACCCCAAAGGTGTAATTACTTTAGAAAAAGAGATGGGGGGTTACAACTTTAGAAAGATGAGTGAAACAGTTCTAGATGAAGTTTCAGAATTTAGCATGGTAAAAGTAAAGAAAGATGGAGAAGTAACTGAAATGTCTCTTGTTGATCTTTCTCAAATGATTTCAGATGAAAAAGATATTGTAAAACAACTAGGCTATCACAAAGAACTAAGACAAGCTTACAAAATTTTTAGAGTGGATATTAACAACAAAATTAAAAACGTAGAAAAAGTTGTAAGAGACACGATGGTTTTACAAGATTCTACAATACAAAAACTAAAAGAGCTTGCAAAATTTAAAGACCCTAAAAGTTTTTTTGATAATTATATACTCAATGGTACAGTTGAATCTATTGACAAGTTAAAACAAGGTGCGTTATCTAAAGGTATTCCTGAAAAAGATTTTGATGATGCAATTAAATATTTAACTATTAATGGTCTTGTCGCACAAAGTAACATGACAACGTTACCGGGAAAACCCCTTATGGCTATGGATGGTACAAGCAGAGTTAGACAAACTATGTTGTCTCCGGGAGCAGTAGTTGAAGTGCTGGAAAGACAGAACGTTTCAGAGATACTTGACAAATATATAGATCAAGATCACAAAAATTTTCTTATGGATATATCTGATTACTTAAATAGAATGGGGGAAGTATCAGGAAACAGCACTAAAGTAGACGGAGTAATTAGACCCATTGGAATAAATGAAGTTATAAGTAGAGCCTTTAACTTGGCTAGAGGTATGGTTAGTCCTGCTTATGTTGCTGCAGAGTTTGCTGTGAGAATAGCAAGTAATGCTGGTATAGATATGATGAAGATGGCCGCAGGTAATAAAGAAGCAGCAGACATAATGGCTAATTTGCTTTTACATCCTGAAAAAATTAAAGGAGTGGACATGAGTAAGTTTAAAACTTTAATAACAGACTTTGTAGCCACAGAGTTAGCAAGACAAGAATACGTAGATATAGGAGTTACTCCCTTTTACGGGGAAACTCTTCCTGACGAAACATTTAACTAAGGAGACAAACTAATGAAAATGTATAATAACGGTCAACGTAAAGGCATGATGTACGGTGGTGGTGCTACCCCAAGAAAGCCAATGATGTACGGTGGCATGGCTAAGAAAAAGAAAATGCAGATGGGTGGACTTGCTGAAGAAAACAGAAAGTCATCTGCAGGTCAAGCAGGCATGATGAACCCAATGGGTAGCATGACTGAGAAGAAGAAGTTCAGCATGGGTATGGCTCACGGTGGAAAGCTACACGGTAAGCAGGCTATGCTAGATAAAAATAAAGACGGTAAAATATCAGGTAAAGACTTTAAGATGATGAGCTAGGCTTATCCCTCTGTCTCGATATCTTACGACCTTTAAAGAAAACAATTGTATTGATAGTGGTGTTGATAGTTATAGCTACGACTAGCCACGCTTCCCACCACTCCACTACAAGAACCTACCTGACTTATCCATAACCTCTTGTGCTATTGATCTCAGGTATCGTATAAAGTCTCCCACCTTGTTTGTACCCTCGTACATAGGAAGACCCATATTCATAGTCTTCTCAAACTCTTCAGGTTCTACTGCATCGTAGAGTATTTCCACATTCCCATCTTTATTAAGAAACGCTTCTAGTGAGAATAGTTTCGCTTTCACTTTTGATTTCATTGATCGGCTCTAACTTGCTTATCGGTAAATTATAACAATCGGTTCTGAATGTAAAACCGTTGCTCGGGTCAACTTGACCTTTCTTGTATCGGGTAGCTTCAGCATAGTATTCTTGTTTACTAATGCTACCTAGTATCCAAGCCTTACTGAGATCAGTCAGTATCCTCACGAACACATAACTGTCACAGTCTTGCTTAGTACCATGTGATGCAACTGAGCAATCATAGTTTGGTTGTGGTCTAGTATTACAACGTTTAGTCTTAACGTCGATTCGATTCCCATCTTTTACTAAATCATAATTAACTGTGTTTACTTCAGTTGCCCCAATGATATCAGCCACGATTACCTCGCCTATCGCACCTACTACGTTACTAGTGCCACCTGTAATACTTCCCTGCAGTATGCCTACAGAGGAAGCTTTTTCCCTCGCATGACGCATGTAATCTTCGCTGATCGGTATCTCTATCATTAGCTTGAACTCAAGTCTACGACTTCGCAGGCATCTGCAGTACAAGCCAACTCACGAGAACCACTCGTATTATCTTCCTTTTCATAGTTAGAGAACTTAGTCCAATCTAGTGCAGATGGTACACGACCATTCCATTCTAGATAGTCATCAGCCTCTATATCCTGATAAGGAGCTTGTTGGTACGTGTGGTCAGAGAATGGTAAGAATGATACACCCGAAGCTATATCAAAGTTATCATACAACCACGAACCTACTTCCATCCACTCCTCTTCCTTTACAGAAATAGTTACAGATGGTTTGTGTTCGCACCAATTAAGTGCATAGAGTTTCCATAGTTCTAGTTGTTCTATAGCACTCATCTCAGTTCTAGTGATAGCACCACTAGGAGATTTCATAGGAAAAGAGAAGACCGTAACACTATCAGGTTTTGTGATATCAGGTTCAAACGGTATACCCTCTTCTTTCATAAACTGTGTAAGTGGGTCTTTGTTATCACCACGTACAGTTCTGATGTAAAATGGATTGTGTCTAGCATGGATACCCGATGCAGAATCAGTTAGCTGAGACACAGTGCCACTTGGCTTTACACAAGTAATTGCAGTGCTTCTAGGTATTCCTATCTTCTCTGCATACTCTCTGTTTGTATCAATAGCTACCTGCTTCATCTCTTGTAACCATATCTTAGAGTCAGTCATTCTAGCTAACACAGGATGATCCATAATACCCGTCAACGAGACACCTAACAATCTTTCTTCTTCTGTATTTGTTTTCCATATCTTACGTAGATACTTTAAATCTGTAAGAGTTGATTGGAATGTACCCAACATGGTAGCAATCCGTACCTTTGATCTCAAAGTTAAAAGATCATCGTTCTCTCTTACGACAACTTCAGATAAGTTACAGAACTGATACGGTCTGAGGATAATCTCTGAACAAGGATTAGTTCCCCACATGTAGCCTGTCTGTCTTCTGCCACTCTTAGCTACCTGCTCGTCGGCAGCCTGTCTGTTGAACATACCACGTTCACCTGACTTAGATTCATACAAAGCTAACCATTCTCGCATGAATGTACCCATGTCAGGCTTACCTTTGAATGCTACAGAGTTGTTAGCTAATGCTCTTTGTCCTTCATTCTCCCACCATTGACCTGACTTAGCATGTCCCATTTGGTCATCATCTAAGTTAGATAGGCTGATCAAAGCAGATCGTCTAACGCCACCTACGACAACAACCTCACCAACCTTACACATGATATCGTGACACTCAACAGGAAATAACTTTCTACCTGTTGCACTCTTGAATTTCTCTATAGTGAACTTAAATAAGTTAACAAGAGGATCAGAACCTGATGCCCTGCCACCCATAACCTTTAGTCTTGCACCTGATGGTCGTACCTTAGATACATCCCATGATGGTATCATACCTGAATACAACAAAGCCACTAACTCTCTGTACGCCTTTGCCCATCCTGCTTTACTATCTTCCACTTTGATAACAACATCAGACTCCTGCATGTTCTCACTAATGATAGGTAGCTTGTCTACGTTCTCTCTTTCTACAGAGAAACCTACACCTGTGCCACACATAAGTATGTACATAGCTTCATCGAATGATCTTGGACTGTCTACAGGCAGGTAGCTACAGTTGTAGCCACAAGTGTTATCTCTCTTCAGTGCTTCACCTGCAGTCATCATTGCTCTCATAGATGGCATTACACTAAGACTAGTGATGTAGTCTTCCATCATTTCTTTATCAACTTTATCTATCTTGTAGTTGTGTTTCTCCATCAACGTATCAGCCATAAAGTTTACATATCTGCTGACTGTCTCACCCCAATTCTCTCTTCTTCCCTCTTCTTCCATCCATCTAGCGTACCTAGACTTATGTATAAATTCTTGATACGAGGTTGGTAACATATTAGATGCCATCTTCGTCTTCTCCTATTGTCTTAATTAATCTGTTTAAATACCATTTTGCTTTCTCTAAATCTTCTACACCATTCTTGTATTTATATCTACATAAATATTTAAGTATGTTGCCCTGAAGATACGCTTCAAATCCATCACCTGTGACAGACTCTATCATGTCAATAGTCTCAATGCCTGCTTTGTTGTAGTGGGCAGGACTATTAACCATGTCTTCTTCTTTTAATCTCTTCATCATATACTCTATGTGTCTCACTATTGTTCTTTACCAAAGTCTACTTTAACTACGTTTTCAGGTAAGTCAAGCTTTTCTCCTGTTTCATCTTGGTACTCTATCTGAAGTTCTTTGGCTGAGAAGTTAAACTCTATCTCAGCTTCCCCACAACGAAACACTTCATCACCCCGTCTACGTAGCAAAGCCATCACACCCTCGTGCATGATTGATGCAACCGTGTGGTCTTCAAAGGTCTTGTACTTCTTGCCCGTCGTATCGTAGGCAACCAGATGAAACTGATCGTCTGGCAGTTCAGATATAATGACATAGTACTTATCTTTTTCCAATGACATCATTGTATTCATATCTTTCTTTTTCATTTCTTTAGCCACTCCATAGGTATTGATCCTTCTGCCCATCTGTAGTTGTGCTTGAGACACCAATCAGCATAGGTAGTCTTACTTCCTTTGTAGATTTTATTTCTAGCGTTCATAAACACCATACGTATATCTAACTTCTTGTGTTGTTCTTTTATCAAAGCCATCTTAACTCTGTCTGCCTTATCAAACTCACCCTTAGCTTCAATGTAGATACCCGTAGCAGGTATGTAGAAATCAGGAGTGTAGGTACGTATCTTAGGTACAAATGTTATCTTGTGTTTCTCGTACTCAAATTTTATTTTGTTATCTATAAGCTTCTTAGCCAACGCTAACTCAAACTTAGATCGGTATCCTGCATTTCGTTTAGCCACTATATTTTCCCCGTTCGGATTTTCCAACTCAATGATTCTAGGCGTTTGTTTATATATCCTGCCATCTTCGGGGATTGTTTTTCTATTATAGTGAGTTCGTCTAGCAGGGGATATATCGGCACACATAAAATCTTTCCGTAGTTAAGGCTATAGTTTATTGTTTGAAACTCGTTCTCTACCTTGACAATGTCTCTAGCTTCTGTTTCAGGAGTTACTGCCCCGTGTTCAGAGAAGTTATCTCTGAGTGTCAAAGGTATACCTCTGTCATGTTGTCTAAGGAATGTTATGTCTCTACCACCACCAATACCTTTGTGAGACTCAATGTACACGTGGTACAAGTTCTCGTTCAACTCAAGCAACTTGGTTTGATAGGTATGCAGGTAGATAGCCGACATCAGAGTTCTTTCTTTTTTAAAACATCGTACCACACTTTAGGTGGTGTCTTAGCCTTAGATATTACCTTATCGTGTAACTGTGACTTCGACCAACAATGTGATCTGTATCCACACATGCCACATATCTTAGGTAGGGTCTTGTTACCTGTTCTTATGATTTCACCTTTTACTTTGTACGTCTC